GCGTCAGCGTATGGTGTAACTATAGTTCCTGAACCAATTAATAATGAATTATGAACAAGATATGTAGCAGTATCAATAGCTGTACAGCTAACAATACTTCCCACGATTCCACCTTTAGTTGAACCATTCATTGTTATAACATCATTGGATGCACCTGGAACAAAAGCTTTCTTTGTACTATCATCGATAGCGATAAGAATTGCACCTTTGAATTTATCAGTTCCATCAGTTTTAATATCAAGATCAGTAGCTGCTGTTTCAATATAGAAATTGAAAGTAGCACCAATATTGTTTGTCTGATTAGGATCTGTAGGATCACTTGGTGTTGTTGATACGATTGAAGGCAAAGTAAATTTACCATCTGCATCGTTACACAACAAGATTTTTCCTGCGTGTGCATCTACTGTTAATGTAGTATCTGCGGTTAAAGAAACAGAGTTATTAACCCCTGCTGAAATAAATCCTGCCAATGATTTGACTGGACCTGAAAAAGTTGATTTAGCCATTATTGTCTCCTAACTAAATATGTTGCCCCATCTTGGAGTAAGTCTGCCGAGTCAGTTGGTGCAACGAGTTACCTCGGTTTAGATAACTATACTACTTTAGGGCTCTTGGGGGAAGTGTTCTTTTGATTCTAAAATTAATTCTCTAGAGTCAAACAAAGCTTTATATGATTCTTTTATAATTGGATCTTTTCCAAATTCATCAATCATATCTTTACCAACCATCTCTATAAGAGATTGAATGGTAATTAATCTACCTTGAATATCTTTAATTTTTTGTTTTGAATCTGCGGACATAACATTTATTCTATCGTTTTTTTGACGAATGTCATATCCTTTAAGCCAGTTTGTAACGTTAATTATTTTTTTTTGAGTAACGTTAATTATTTTTTTTTGAAACTCTGGAAATGTTTCCCAATCTCTTATTTCCTCAACATTTCTGCCACAGCCTTGACATATATCGTCAAAAGGAGCCATGGATGTTGAGCATACTCCATTGCATGGAGAGTTGGCCAAGCTTATAGATTCATGTAATCCTGTATTCATAAAACCTCACGGGCTTTTCTTGGATTATACACTTATTAACTAAAAATAAACAAATATTTATTTTAAATAAAAAAAAGGGAGCCGAAGCTCCCTTTACCAATAAAATTGGATTTATGCACCTTGTGATGCAAAGACACATCTTGGGTTTGAAAAACCAAAAGAATATCTTTCTCTAGCTTTAAATCTGACGTTGCCAGTATCAAAGTCACCTTCCATAGAAGTTGAAAGAGGAGATCTCTCGAAGTGTTTAAAACCATCAGGACAATCAGTCTTCAAGAACCATGCATCGTTGTCTGTTAAGAAATGGTTAACTGAATAACCTTCTGGGACCATTCCCATGTTCTTAATAGCATTAATGTCATTGTCAGAAGTGCTTGTTCTACCAGGAGTGTTGAGCAATCTATCAGCCACAAATTGTAATTGTGGTGGAATGATCAACTTAGTTCCTTGTAGAGCAAGAATCATGTTTCTGTCATCAACAAAAGTTGAGATAGAAATGATTGCATCTTCTAATGAAGTCTCATTTAAGTCAGTATAAGTGCTTGGTCTGTTTGAGAATGTTCCGCCGCCAGTTAATGGGTGAGAAGTATTCACAAGTGATACTCCGTCTCCACCAGTAAAGCTGGATGAGAAAGCATTGTTCAACACAGAAGCAGCTTTTACTTGCTTAGTATGTGCCATAGATCTTGCTAGAGCCTTAGTGTATCTAGCGCCTAATCTGTCATAGAGGTTATCTTCGATAGCTTCTTCAGTTAGTGCAAATGCTAACGCCACAGTCTCGTGAGAGTACCTTGCAGTATAGCCTTCTGAAGCGTTGTCGAATGCGACTCCGTTTCCTTCAGCTTTTACTTGTGCGTTACCGAAACCTACGATTAAGGTTTCTTCTTCAAATGCTCTATCTGATGACTCAGTGTCAAAGATTTCAGCATGCTCGTTTTCATAACGATTATACTCCATCCCAAACAAGGCGTTTAGACCGGGTTCTAGCTCTTTAGCTAATTGTGAACGATTAATAGCCATTATTTAAACTCCTGTTACTTGAGCATAGAAGTGCTCGTTAATTTTGACTATCATGTTAACGTTTGCTGATTGAGAACCAGTTCCTAAAGTATTATTCTCAGGATCTCCTGAAAACCCAACAATTCTAAGTTGAGCAGTAGTAGCAGCAGTAGTTCCACTAATTTCAACTCCAGACTGTCCGTCTACAGTTGAACCAGCAGTGTATACAATATCAGCATTGTTACCAACAACTGTTTGTACAACTGAACCAGTTGCAGCACTTTGTACTTCAAATAATGCATTAGGATCGTCAACAACGAAAGCCACCGCGTCTGATGAGACAGTACCGTTAGGCCAGTAAGAAGAATAAATTACTTCTCCACTAGAATCGGTATATCTGCATCCCCTAAAGACTCCCAGCAATTGATCACCAGCAGCAGCTACTAAAATAGTACCTGTACTTGCCATCTTAACTGGATCGCCTGAAAATATGTTTCCGCTTGCACCAGAAGCAATTGAGTATTCTGTAGTCCCTTCAGAGTTTACATTACTACCCAGTTTGCTATTAGGTTTTAAGCCGAAAGCAGCATTTTGGTTTGCCATAGTTATTTCCTAAATTAAATTTATTAAAAGAGTTAACAAAGTTATCCTTTGTTACCTCCGCCAAAAGTTACCCTTGATTTCAACTCTCTCGAGATTGGCATCGCGGGATTTTCTTCACGCATCAGGTCGTTCTCTACTGCACTCATTTGGTTTTCGGTTTGGCTAGCGAAATATTCATTACGCTGATCTGCGATTTCTTTCGGTATCTTGCACAGTATTAAACCACCTACACCAATAATTCCAGCATGTCGACCATCATCGACTATAGGCAAATCATGAAATCCGGGGAGTTCCTCTGGTCTAACTGGCTCGAATCCTTCACGAAATCTTTTTGAGACATTCGTTTTGTCATCTTGTCCAGCTACAGATTCTCTTACCCATCGATAAACAATCCCTTGAGATTTTGCAATTTCTACAGCTTCTTCTGGAAGCTCAAGAGCTGAAGGCATCTTCCAGGCCTTTGGCCTTTCGGATTTGCTTCTGGCTTCTGAGTCTCTAGGGACTCTGTCATCGTTGCTATTTGCTCTCGTTACTTTTATCTCTTTCTTGCTCATGATTTTTGTAGCCTCGCTTTTTGTATTGCGTAATCTTTAAATGACACTCCAAGCTTTTTGGCTAATGCCTGCTCGCTTGGCGTCAATTGAATACGATTTTGTTTGCGTCCAGTCGATGTGTTGCGTGTGGCTGAAGCGACTGTTTGGACGTTTTTCTTCGCTTCCACGTTAAACTTGTGGGGTAATTCTTGTTTTACCCTCTTATCAATCTCACTATAATACTCATCTGAGTCAGTGTCAAAGCCTTCATTCTCTAATTGCTTGTGAACAGCAAAGGCAACTGATGTTGCAACTTGGTCTTGTCCAAACCAAGTATTCTTTTGCGCCCACTCTCTAGCTTTAGGTGATGGCTCATTAAACTCTTCAGCTGGTTGAGTATATTGCTCTTGAGGTTGATTTTGTTGTTGTTGAATATAAGCAGCTTCTTGTGCTTCATACTGCTTTTGCGCTTGAGAATATTGCTCAAGTCTAGCTTTATCAGTAGTAGCTAAAGTTAAAGCTTCAGTAGCAGCAGCGATTGCTTCTGCATCTTGGGCTTCTGTTGCTTGTTTCAAAGCTTGTTTTGCTAAAGTCATTTGAGATTCAACCCTATTAGTGAACTCATCGCTGTAACTACTAGAGAAAGACTTCTGTTGTTGTCTTAATTTTTCGTTTTGATCTTTAAGATCTTTAGCGTATTGAACAGCCATCAGCTCTCTTCTTTGGAACTCTTTGGCCTGAGCAACTGCTTTGTTAATTCTATTTTGAGCTAGAGATGCTCTCTTCTCTACCTCAGATAAATCTTTTGCTTGCTCCTCTACTTTAGGAGAAACCTCAAAGTCTTCTTTAACTTCATCTTCAGTTACAGGAGAAACTTCTTGAGAATCATCGCCTAATGAAACTTCAACAGGTTCATCGCTTACGTTTTCTTCAACGCGTCTTTTCTCAGGCACTGCTGCCTTTTCAATCTTCTCGTCTGTAATTTCTATGTCTAAATTTTCTGCTTCGTTTGCCATGCTTTACCTCTCTTATAAAGATTTAATATCATCAGGATCTAGAATTGTTCCAATGATGTCATCATCATTAATAATTCTAACTTCGTGATCATCCTCTAAACGGAAACGAGAACCAGCATATCTGCCAATTAACACCCAGTCTTTTTCTTGACACCAAGGTTTGTTTCCATATTTTTCTGTTTCTTTATAAGCTAAAGGACCAACCTTTAGAACGTAAGCAACCACTGTAGATAGAGACTCTCTATCCATGGTTTCTTTAACAAGCTGAATACCGCCTTCAGTAACACCCTTACCTCTATAAGGTAGCACAAGAATACGCCATCCACTTGGAGTTGGCATTCTGTCTAACAATGATTTGTTTAATAGTTTGGGGTCTAGAACTCTTGCTTCTTCTTTTACAAAAGCATGATCAAGTTCTGATGAGGCTTCTTCTTTTTCTTCTATTTTTTCTGCGACTTTGTCATTCATCGATATCATCCATATGCAGCGTTTCTTTTAAATCATCTATGAGTGAGCGAAACGCCGATAACGCACCCATATGATATTTGTAATCTTCCATGGATTGTACATTCCCTGCTGAAAGACTGTCAACTAAATCCTGTTCTCTTTTGCGCAGAGTCTTAAAAAAATACTCCGCAAGTTTTACGCTGTCCATGGCTCTCTCCTGCCTATGTAATGTTTATCTTAAATTAATGTTTCCAAAACTTGGAATCATTGGTCTCTCGCCAGTAGTTGGTAAATCAAACTTAGGTAAGTTTGAAAAATCTATGTTTGGTATTGTAGGTATTTTGGATATGTTAGGAACTGGTGCGGGTGTTGATTTGCCACCAAAACTAAACTCTGGCACTGGCAAATCTGGTCTTGGCACAGCTCTTAAAAAAGGACTTCTTGCTGTTTCTCTTCCAGCAAAAGATTCAGGTGTAATTGTTTGTCCAAATAATGTTTTGCCAATAAGACTTTCTTTGTCAGTTGCAACGCCTCCTCCCATACCTGAACCTGGCATAAACGATGTAGCAACGCTTTCATCTACACTTGGAATGTTTGAAAAATCTGGTAACTCAGGCATTTTGAAACGTACTGGATCTTCAACTGGCATAGTTGTTACTCTGCCTTCTAACATATCACCTATGCTCATTCCCGGGCCACGAGGTCCATCTGGTACTGGCATAGTTGTAAATATTGGCTCGTCAACTGGCATTGGACCCATTGGAGGAAGATCTCTAGGATCAGGCAAGAAACTATCGATTGGTTCTGGTTCACCCATTTCCATTCTGTCATTGTATTGACGCATAATGTCATCGTAGTCAAAGTTTGAGAAGTCAGGAAGGTTGCTAAAATCTATATTGCTAAAATCTAAGTCTCTTATAAAATCTGGTATTCCCGGAAAAGGAGTTTGGCCTGGTACATAAGGTTTAGGCTCAGGTACAGGAGAAGGAGTTGGTGTAGCCAACTGACCTTCTAGCTCTGCAATACGATCCATCATTTCTTGGAACCTTGCATCTTGAGCTGCTTGCGCTTCAGCACGAGCCACTGCTTCAGCTTCTCTGATTGGAGCTTGAGTTGCTTCGTACTGAGCTTGAAACTGTTGACCCATAGGGCTTTCCATTTGACGCATAAACTGTTGCCCAATTGGATCAGGTCTTACATCAGTTGGCATGAAAGCTTGTGTAGGTTGAGTGGGGGCTTGGTATCCTGCTGGAGTAAAATATGCTGGACCACCTACGACTGCTGTAGGTCTGCCTATAGGCATAGGCTCTGGTGGTAATGCCATCTGGCCAGGTGCTTGACCTAAGCCTTGAGAGTAGCCGGGTACTCTGGAAGGTTGACCATACATCTGATTTTGTAAACCAGCAGGTGCAACCATTGCATCACCAATTGCCATTTAGGAAACTCCGTTAAACTTAGTTCCTCTCAAAGCAGCTCCGCCACCACGAGATTTACCAGCGCCATATGGCTTTGGTGCGCCAGGATTAGGAACGCTTTCTACTTGCTTGTAGTTAACAGTGCCTTGGTCTTTAATGCTTACGCTTGTCTTAACGTTTTTTACTTTTTCCATTTTTCTTACCTTTATTTTTCTTTGCTTGTTGCAAAGCTATTGCAATAGCGGTCTTTTGTTTTTTACCGCTGCCCATTAATTCCTTTATGTTAGCAGATATTGTCTTTCTACTGCTACCTTTTTTTAAGGGCATTACTTTTTCTTAACTACCTTGGCCTTAGCCTTAGCGACAGACTTAGGCTTTTTGGATTTAGCTTTAACTTCTTTGGTCGCTTTAGCAAGGACTTTGTCCGCATCTTTGTCGACCTTCTTGGCGATTTTGTCGATGTCGATATTTGCATTCTCATTGATGATCGATTGATTGCCATTTTGTTTTGCCTCTTCTTCTTTCCATACAGCTTTATTATTTGCTGCTACTTGTTGTCTAACTGAACTCATTTGTTACCTCGCATGATATCCATTGCTTTAAATTGATTTTGCTGCTCGATTCTTTCACGAGCTATTGCATCTTTCATCATAGCAATTTCTTTTTGAATTTGTAACCTTTGCTCTGCAAGTTCATTGCCTTGCATTGCTTTCATTGCATCGAACTGTTGACGCTGTACAAACTCTTCACGCTTGCGTTGTACGTCATCAGCTTTGATATCTAACTCTTTGCCTCTTAACTCAACTAATGGATCTGGCATTGGAGGAGGTGGCATAAACATTTGATTGATCTGTTGCATCAACTGAGAAACCACAGCCGCTACATCACGAGACACAGAGTCTTGTAATTGTTGCTGGTAACCCATGGAGATCTCTGGTGGCAACTGTTGTATTTGTTGCATTGTTGCTTGGAACTCAGGGTTCTGTGCATTTTGTTGATCTACAATCTCAGCTGCTCTAAATGAAACATGCTGATAAACATGTGCTTGAATGAGAGATAAAACCGCTGGGTTTGCTTGAGCGGTAACTGTGCCATACAAAGACATGTGTGAATTAATGTGTGCGTCATGATCTTGCCCAGCAAAAGCTTGTTGAGGCAATCCTGTAATCAGCCCTGCGTTCTCACTTGCAGGATCCATTGGCTGTGGCTGTGGAGGGGGTGGCAATAACTGTTCAATGTTTTGCACTCCCATGGCCGCGTACATTCTTCTATAAGCTTCATGAATACCATTCGGGCCATGAATCTCTGGATTGCTTTGTACTGTTCTAAGTAACTCTTGAGCCATCATGACTCTTTGAGCCATAGAGAAAGTATTTGGATCTGATATTGGTAAGACGTCTACACGCTCATCGAAGTCCACAGCCTTGATGGTCTGATTACCATTGGCTGTGTTGTACGGATAAGCAGGTGGCAAGTATTCAGCAAAAACCTTGGATAAGATTTCAAACTCAATTCTTTGAGATGCATGCAATCTTTTGTGGATTGCAGACATAACTCTTGTGCCACGCTCAAGTAGAGCAACCGTTGTACCGACTGGCGCATTTTGATTCGCATCACCAACTTGCATATCAGCAATAGATGCGAAACGCCGACCACTATCAACAAGGATTCCCAGGAGAGAGAGGAGAGTTTGAGAAGGTTCCTTGAACGGTAACGGTACAAAGGCGTCTCGCAAACTTCCACCCGGAGCGTCCATGTCTCTGAACTCACCTGGCTGTAAAGGTTGATCGTCATTGCGAATACGGATTCCACGAGCCTTAAAGCCAGCTGGTAAATTAGATAAAGTACCAGAGTCAATAAGCTGACGCAGAATAGAGGTCGAGGCTTTTGACAAGCCTCCGATCATGTGGGTTAAACCAAAGCCATAGAATCCTAGGCCTGGTAAAAATTTGTAATGCACAAAGTAATTGATGCGTTCTTTTAACGGATCATTCTCTTTGTAGTTTCTTCTGATGGACAATACTTTGCCATTGGCCATGGTGACGATGTATGGCAACTTGATGCCAGTCTCTTCACCTTCAGCGTTCATGTCTTCAAAGCCCGGTATGTCTAACTCGACATGGGACTCAAAGACTTGACAAGTATCATCGTCTGAATAGCTAGGCTCAACGCCCTGTAACTTATCGATCTCTTCTTGGATATCGTCAGTTTCATCTGGGTTGGTTGTGCCATAGTTTAGTTCTACATCACGATAAAAACCGATTTGTTGCAACTTGCGTATTTCATTCATCGACATGTTAATCACATGAGTGATTCTTGTCGCGCTGTGTAAGTCTGTTGCTCCGTAAGGAACAATCAAGTCTTCACTTGGAATGAACTTAGAAACTGCTCTGCCTAAGTTTTGATCGTAATATACTTTTCTAAAAGCTGAACCACTCAGTGGTAGATAGAACAACATTTGATCTGTCTCAGAGTCATACTCACGCATCACTTGCATCAACTGATAGTTCATAAACTCTTGTACGCGTGATGCTTGTTGTTCTGTTTTAGGTGTGGCCATGCCAACAACCTGTGTCTTGACTGGACCTTGGGAAGGTAACAGCTCATTGTACGCTTGAGCTTGGAACTGAGTTACTGACTCAGCAAGAAGTGGATGCATAACACCAGAAGCTCCCTCAAAGGGTTGCGTTCTTTCTTCGTAGTTCATGCCAAGATACTCTAAGCCATCGCGGTAAGTTTTCTCCCACTCTCTGCGTGACTCTTTGTCAGCATCGATGTTGCCCATCAAATCATTTTTGACTGAGTTTAATTCTCTATCATCAATAATATCAGCAAGGTTGGCATAGAAGTCTGTGTCTTCTACAACTGGATCTGTGTCTTCTACAACTGGAGCGGGCATGCCAAAAGCAATACTTCCATCATCTAATTGCTCAAAGTTATCGAACTCAGGTTGATCTTCTTGAACATCAACTTCAAGCTCCATGCCTTTGGATCTATCTCTAAC